AGGTTCGCGCCCTCCAGGTTCGCGCCCTCCAGGTTCGCGCCCTTCAGGTTCGCGCCATGCAGGTTCGCGCTATACAGGTTCGCGCTATCCAGGTTCGCGCCCTCCAGGTTCGCGCCCTTCAGGTTCGCGCCCTTCAGGTGCGCGCCATACAGGTTCGCGCCATACAGGTTCGCGCCCTTCAGGTTCGCGCCCTTCAGGTTCGCGCCCTTCAGGTTCGCGCTATACAGGTTCGCGCTATCCAGCGGGACTGAATCCTTGACAGCTAGATTCAGGAGTTCTAGCACTGTGCCGGCCCCGGCTGAATACAGCACAGCCCCGTTGATGTTTTTGATTTCCATTTTCATTCGTCGCTCATCCTTCCCCATAGGTCTGTGTCAACCGGCTGTAATATCTGGGCCACCATTGCGCGCGTCTTGTCGCTGTGCGGCTTGGTGGGGTCTTTGTGTTTGGCGGCGGAGCTGGCGAGTTCCCATTGCTCGGCGGTCATACGCGGCACTTCCTCTGAAGCAACGCCGGCAGCGCGCAGCACGGCGGCAAGTGCGCACGCCTTCTTAAATCGGGCTATGTTCTCGTAGTCGGCCTCGCGCTGCTGGCGTTTTTCCATTTCTTTCCTTCCAAAACCACAAAGCACCAGGGCACGCCCGACAGCCTCAATGGCGCGCATGGTCACCTTCCCCGCTTGACAGCGTGGGAGCGGCGGCATTGCTCGCCCAGGCTTAATGGGCCGTCCCCGCCGTAGTAGTCGCTCAATTGGCGATCGTATGCCGCCGATTTGGCGTTGTCGTCCAGGTTGGTCAATTGTCGCTTGATGGCGGCCCACTGCTCGGCGTCGATCTCGACATAGAAGTAGTTGGGGAATTCGCCGTGCTCGGTCGAGACGCAAGCTGTGGCGTATTGCGGGCGGCGGGCGCTGGCAAACTTGGCGTCCATTTCGGCCACGAAAGCGGCGCGGAAGTCTGAATCCTCGTGAATGCAAGCGGCGGCGCAATCTTCACAGCAAAAAACGCCGTCCACGTCGAGAATAGCGTAGGCTGGGCCATTGTCACAGGCGCAGCGCGGGGCCGTAGTGGAGCGCGCATCCTTGGTGCCGATCGTCTGAATGTTTTGGTTGCTCATGAGCTAATAGTAGGCTTGTTATTTTTGTTTGTCAAGACAAAATAACAGGGAGTTCTCGCACGCGCAAATCTTCCGGCCAGCCTGGCGAAATCTTATGGCAACCGTGCCACGGGTTCCAGGTCTTATCCGTCCATTGGATCGCTGTTTTTTGGCTCATAATCCTTTCATGGCGGCTTCCGCCTCTAAGTCTCTACCCTTGGGCCACATGCCGCGATCGATGCGGAAATTCAGGCACCGCACGGCAGCCAGCCCGTCATACAGCAACGCCAGATGCTCCGCTCTGCTCTTTGGGTCCAAGCTATAGGAGCCTTCGGCAGACAGGTACACCGGCAACACGTCGCAATCAGAGGGCGACAATTCAACCCCGTGTCTGTATAGGCACACCTGTGCGACATGCGCGGGGGACTTGGCGCCGCTTTTCCAATCGAGCAACACCCGGCGGCCATTAATGCGGCCAATGGTGTCGAGAGTACCGGCGTAGCGGTATTGCTGGCAAAATACGCGGCGCTCAACGACGGGGCCGGCCTCATCGACTTCAACGGCGAAACCTGTCTCAGCCACGAACCGGCGCACGGCGGCGGCGTACCCCTGCAATTGCGGGGCGATGCTCTTGGGGTCGACTGGGCCTAGAATGGGCTCGGTGATGACCATTTCCGCAATCTGGTGAACCACGCGGCCGCGCTCGCCTGCGGCTTCCAGCACGGTGCGGTGGATCATCGAATAATCGGCTAGCTTGGCTTCGGTGAGCGCAGATGTCACGCCGGCAACGATCCGGCCGGCGTAGCGGTAGATGTGTTCGGCGTCCATCGTGAGGGATGCAGCGTGGGTCATACGTCTTGCTCGGCCTCGCTGCACTCCACCAGGTCAATCAATTCAAATTCCAACAGCACGGCACACTCCGCCCTAATCTGGGTTCGCAGCTTCACCGCGGCCATGTCGGGCTGCAACCTTCGGCGTTCGGTTTCGTTGATACCCCAAGTAAGGGCAACGTCCATTACCGCGCCTCGCTCCAGCTTTTCGGCCACTTTGGATAATCGCCCGTTAATCCCTTGAGTTGCGGCCAGTGGCTCACTATTCGGTGGCGGCAAGAGAAGCATCCTCCTCGGTCATCAGAATGGACGCCAACGCCGGGGCCTTCACCAGCCCGTATTCCGCCCACGCCGTGTACATCACCCGCTCGAAGTTAGCCAACGCCGTTTTGCGCACCCGCTGGTATTCCGCCCACGCCGTTTTGCGCACCAGCTCGTATTCCGCCCACGCCGTGGCCTTCACCAGCTCGTATTCCGCCCACGCCGGGGCCTTCACCCGCTCGAAGTTAGCCAACGCCGGGTTGCGCACCCGCTGGTATTCCGCCCACGCTGGGGCCGAGTCCTGAATGGTCACCCTGGCGTTAAGGCACCATCCCAGATCTTTCGCCCCGTTGGATTCCAGGATAGATAGAAGGTTGATTGGCGCATCCTTGTCGAAGTTGGGCGGAAGGGACTTGACCAGCTTGCGGTAGCCTTCCGCGCACAGATCAGCGGCTTTCAGCCGGGCAAGTGTCGTGGTCAGGTGGTATTTCATGGCTTCTTCTCTTCTCGCTTAGGAATGCAGTTTTTAAACGCCAAAACAAGGGCGTCAGCGGCGGCGCGATTGGGTGCAAAAATAACCACATTGACCCGCGGTTTGCGCCCCACTGTAAGCCACACTTGGACATCTTCACCGGCTACGTCCTTGTCGGCCCGGCACGGTATTTCTACGTTGTCGCCGGCACTGAAAATAATTGTTTGTAGCAGCACCATGGCTATTTGTCCTCCTTCTTGTTCCACGTTGGCCCAAGTAAACCGCTCTCATATTCGCCCACACGGTAGTACTCATAGCCGCGCCTTGCGTTCAGATCTCGTGCAACTTTCTCTGCGCTTGCCTTGATTTCAAACCTGGGGATACCTCCATCCGGAAGTGGTAGCAGGTAACCGCCGCTTGAGATGATGTAGTGTTTTCCCATGTCCACATCGTGCCATGCCGTTTTTAGGTAGTCAAGAACAAAATAGCGCTACCCTCATTTTTATTTCTTGACCACTAATACCGGTTTGCTGTACGCTGTCAGCATGGCGAAGCTGATTACAATGACAAATCTGATTACAGGCAAGCAGGCGGCGGAACAACTGAACGTTTCGCGGAATACAATCTACGCTTGGATCTCGACGGGCAAGCTGCGGGCGCATCAGGTCGGGAACTACCAAATGATCAACCCGAAAGACCTCGCCAAAGTCGTTAAGGACAAGCGCGGGCGGCCGCGGGCTGGCGCGGAGAAAAAACAGGACACGCCGTCCGTGTCCAGATTCGACCGGCTAGTAAACGCACTTAATGCAAAGGGCGCCGGCGTTGAAATAGTAGAGGACAAGCGCGGGCGGCCGCGGGCGGTGCAAGCGTGAAACCTGATTTTCGCCGATCTTGAGCGGTCCTGCATTGCAAATTCGCCGGAAGCGGCGTAGACTTTCGATGTCGGGTAGCTCCCGATACCGAACGCCGGTCCCGGGCGGGTGCCTCTACACCCGTCCCCCGGCACACCTTAGAGGAGGTGGCTAAATTGCCAACCAGACTATTACGTGACGGGCTGATTTCGAGCGAGCGCGTTGCCGCGCTATCCGATGCGGCCTTTCGTTTTTACCTCTCCCTATTCTGCGTGGTCGATGATTTTGGCCGGGTAGAATGGTCTCCCGTAGTTCTCCGTGGAAAACTGTGGCCTCACCGTGACCCACCGTATTCCACGGTGGAAATCCGTGGATTTCTGGAGGAATGCGAAAATGGGTCGCGTCCACTGGTGGTTTCTTACACTGTCGATGGTAAGGATTACCTTGAGATTCAACAGTTTGGCCAGCGTCAACAGACTAAGCCAAAGTGCCCAGCTCCCCCAATCCACGGAAATCCACCGGAGAATTCCGTAATCCACGGAAATATTCCGCTACGCGCGTCGCGCACGCGAACGGAGTCGGAGTCGGAGTCGAAGTCGAAGTCGGAGTCGAAGTCGGAGTCGAAGTCGTCACCACAGCCTGCTATCTCACAGCACGAGCCCACGCCGCTGGATGACTTGGCCTTGTTCCTTTCCCAAGCTCACCCCAAGGGCAAGGGCGGGGTATCGGTTCAAGCTATAGGGCAAGCGCTCGTGAGGGAATCCAGGAATCCGAATTTCTCTGAATTTCGTGTGCGGGAGGCTCATGCAGGCTGGTTGGAGTACTGGCGGCGCGAAGGCACGGAGGAAAAATTCATTCCCCTGCTCACGAACTGGATTTCTCCGGGTGGCGACAAGCTGGCCAAATGGATCGATCTTCCGCCGAAGTCCTCGAAGCCGGAAAAGCCACGCGAAGAAACCACAGCCGAACGGCGGGAGCGCTTTCGGTTGGAGCAGGAGGCCGCGGACGCCTACGAAGCCGATATCACCGTCGACGAACTGCGGAGGCGCCTGGCGGCTGGGTTCAACGCCTTTGGTGACCCGCTGCCAGTGAAGGCGAAAACGGCGTGAAGGCGCCTATCGCGATCTCCGAACCAGAATCAAGGCCACTGCCGGCAAGCCTCGAATGCGAGCAACTGGTGCTTGGATCGGTCCAACTCGACGGGGCGAATTGGGACGCAATCTCCGACTTGGACTCGGCCGATTTTAGTCTGGAAAAACATCGGCGCATCTTCGCGGCCATGCAAGCGATCGCGCTCAATGGCGGGACAATCGACCGGATTACCCTCGCCCACGAACTGCGAAACCGAGGGCAACTCGAATCGGTTGATGGGTTTAGCTACCTCGTGTCGATGGATGACCACCTCCCGAAAATCTATAATCTCGGTGCCTACGTCCGCATTCTCCGCGAAAAGTCGCACTTGCGCCGAATCATTTTTGCCTCTCAGGAGCTCTTGGAGGCCGCGATGTCTGACTCGGGCACCCTTGGCACCGTCCAGGAGCGAATAGACGCGCTAGGGTCCGTTTCCGTGGCAGGAATCGGCCACCCATGGCAGACGGCAGGGGAAATCTTAGCCGAAGCTGGCGGGGCCGATGCTTTCTTCGCTGCCCAATCGGGCATACCTACCCCGTGGGAACCGCTGGCTAAAATTTTCCCCGTGCTGACTTACGGTTCGGTAACGGTGGTTGCGGCTCGGCCAGGCATGGGCAAATCTGCACTCGCCGGCATACTAGGCCAACGGGCTGCTGCGGCGGGCGTGCCTGTTGCCATTTGGCCGCTTGAAATGCGCGGGGAAGAATACATCAAACGGTTGCTCGCTGATCTGGCTGACGTGAACCACGCACGCTTACGTGCGGGCAACGTCAGCCAAGCCGAAAGACGGGCGCTGATGCGCTCCATTTCGGATCTCGACGCGATGCCGCTCTGGATTTCGACCACGAAGGGCGTCACCATCCGCAAGGTAGAGGCGGAATATAACCGCGCGGCGCTGGCTGGCAAGCGGCCTGAAATGTTGATAATCGACTACTTGAAATTGATGCGCGGTCCAGGGAAAACCACCATCGAGAAACTTGACACGATCATGCAAGAGCTCAAGCAACTAGCGGGCAAACTGGGCGTTGCAATCGTGATTATGGCGCAACTTTCGCGGGAGCACGTGAAAGAGGATCGAGAGCCCCAATTTGCGGACATCAAAGACTGCGGCGGTATCGAGGAAAATGCAGACAACGTGCTGATGCTGTTCTGCCGATCGGCCACCTTGGCAGAGTGCCGCAAGAACAAACTGCCAGTACCGCTAACGGTGTTCCTACGTAAGCAGCGCGGCGGCGTAACGGGGCAGTGTGAAATCGAATTCGACGGGCGCTACATGCGCATGACCGAACCGGGCCAACCGGAACAATTGGCACAACTCAGCTTGTAGGAGAAACCATGTCGCTATCGCTAGAATTTCGAGAGTTGCTAATGAAAACAGTCCAGATCTATGCCGATCGGGATAAACTTCTCAATCTTTGGGCGCAAAACACCAAAGAAACTGCCGAACAGGCGCGGCTGCTGACGGAGGGGCTGTTCGCTGCAGGTCTAGGAGCGAAACGTCCGCCATTAAGGCTTTACCGACAGCAACAGCATGCATGGTTAGTCCCAGGCCACGCGCAAGACGGCGTTCCGGTTTGCACTTCCTGCGGTCTGCGGTGTGATGTTCCGACAACTGAAGAAAATCGATTTTGCCCTCCACGTGTACAATCGGAAAATCCCAACACTACCGAACAGGTAAAGGGGGCAGGGGGGTTATCCGACGAGACTACCGAGGTTGAGCCTACGCGCGAACAATGTGGGGCGCTAAGGTCGTCGGGCACGCTCAAAATGCGCTGCTCGCTACCAGAAGGCCATCCAGGCTCGCACTTTTATGAGGCTGGGTCTGCGCGCTTATATTGGTCATGGGCGATCGGGCCGAACCCGTGCGACAATCCAGCCATGACCCTGCAATCTCTAGACAAGCTGAAACGGCGATTTGGCCTCGTGATGTGCCAGTTGGAGGCGGCCGAACGGTTCGTGAAGCTCGAAGGCCACGAAGCGGAGGCCGGCGCCTGCTTGCGCATGGCCAAAGAACAAGCAGAGCTCGCAGTGGCGGAAATAGGCGGCAAAAAATGAACTTTGTGGCGGGGTTTATCTCGGGGATCATCTTCGCGATTGTCGTGATTGTGTTCTACGATGGCGGGCCGGATTGGGGGTGCAAGCCATGACGCGGCGCGGCCTACTCGGAGCGCTACTGGGCGGCGTGATTGCGGTCCAGGCGAAGTTGCTGCCCTGCGCTGCCTCGGTGCCTCGGCTGGTCTATCCGCCGGAGTCGATTCAGTTTTTGCACAACGAAACAATGAGGCTCTTGCGTGCACGGCTTGCCGAGGGGGAGGCAATCAGGAAGCGCTTCAAAGACGCACGCAGCCTGGACTTAACGTTCCGTGTAGGGGAGACTATGCGTGTCAAGCTGTATCGCCCGTCGCCCGGCGGAAACCAACCGGGAGTATGATCGGGTGTCCGATGGCAAGCGAACCTAAAAAGCCGAAGAAAAAGAACGTCACCAGTGGGCGCCAAGCGCAACGCTGCCATGCCCACGCCTCCGACGGGAGCGGGCGCCAATGCCGGGCTTACGCCATGAACGGGCAAAAGGTCTGCTGCAAGCACGGCGGCATGGCGCCCAACGCGCGGAACGCGGCCGCGATGCGCTTGCTTGCGGCTGCTGATCCGGCCGCTGCTGAACTCGTGCGGCTGGCCAAATCGGCGAAGAATGAGCATGTGCGCTTGCGGGCCTGTGATTCCATTCTGGACCGAACCGACAACAAAACACCCGACAAGCTGCTGCTCGCGGGCCACGATGGCGGCCCGTTACCGGGTAACCTGAATCTCAGTGGACTCTCTACCGAACAAATCGAGCAACTCGCAGCCATCCTCGGGCGCGCTCTTGAACATCAAGACGAAGGACCAGGCGCAAGCGCTCTTGACCGCGGCTAGGGCCGAGCTCCTGCGGAGACGCTCGGGGCTGGAGCGCATGTTTCCGGCAACCGGGCCGTACCGTCGGGAGCTCTACCGCAAGCAACTGGACTTCTTCGCGGCCGGCGCCGTCGAGCGGGAGCGGATTCTTCTCGGCGGAAATCGATCCGGTAAGACTGAAGCGGGCGCCTACGAAACGGCGCTGCATCTCACCGGCCTGTACCCCGACTGGTGGCAAGGGCGGCGCTTCACCGGGGCCACCACGGGGTACGCCGCGGGCACCACTTCCGCCAAGACAACGGAGATTATCCAAACCAAGCTGCTCGGGCCGATCTCGGCATTGGGCACGGGCACTCTGCCGGCGCATACGCTGATTCGATCCATCCGTAAATCGGGCGTTCCTGACGCCTTCGAAGCCATCTTCGTGCGCCACGTCTCGGGCGGCCAATCGATGCTGATTTTCAAATCCTTCACCGAAGGCCGCGCCTCGTTCGAGGGCACTTCAAAGCACTTCGCCTGGCTCGACGAGGAATGCCCCGAAGACGTGTACTCTGAGTGCCTGACCCGAACCCAGGCGACCGGCTCGGACTTCGCCGGCGGCATTGTGTACCTGACCTTTACGCCGCTAAAGGGCATCACTCCGCTAGTAAAGCAGTTTCTGCCCGACGGCACCCCGGACGGGCAACGCAATGAAGGCAAGCACGTCACGTTTGTTTCGCAAGACGACGTGCCCCACCTCACCGAAGCTGACAAGGAGGAAATGTACAAGCGGTGGGCCCCGCACGAACGGGATGCGCGGCGGCGCGGCGTGCCGACCCTGGGCGCGGGCGCAATCTATCCGATCCCCGAGACCGATATCGTTGTCCCCGACTTCGCCATCCCCGACCATTGGCCGCGCTGCTACGGGTTGGACGTGGGCTGGAACCGTACTGCGGCGGTGTGGGGCGCGCTCGATCGCGAGGCGCAAACGCTCTACCTCTACGCAGAGCACTACCGATCCGAGGCTGGCGTCGCGGAACACGCTTCGGCGATCAAGGCGCGCGGCGAGTGGATACCGGGCGTAATCGACCCGGCCAGCTTCGGGCGCGGGCAGGCCGATGGCCAGCAACTCATGGAACTGTATCGGCGGCAAGGGCTGAAGCTCACGGCGGCGGATAATGCGGTTGAAGCGGGATTGCTCGACGTGCTGACCATGATGCAAGCTGGTTCGCTGAAAGTGTTCAACTCGCTGGGCAACTGGCGCTCAGAATTCCGGCTGTACCGGCGCGACGAAAAGGGGCGTGTGGTCAAGGAATACGACCATCTGATGGACGCAACGCGGTACCGGGTGCGGGCTCCGTACGGCGTGGCTATCTGTCGGCCTGGGCCTGCGGCTCCTGTGGTGCGGCCTCGCATCGCCAACCCTGGCAGCATGGTGTAGAATCACCCCATGAACGCACCGGCCGGCATACTCTCGCGCGCAGCATCCGAAGGGAGCGGCGGCGGCAAGCTCGGCGAACTGCGGCGCATATCGATTGAACCAGCGGAAAATGGCTTCGAAGTCGAATGCGACCACGCCAGCGCCAAGAAGCCGAAGGCGGGCGACTATGACCCCGGCGTCACAGAGCGCTACGTGTTCGGCTCGGCTTCGGAAATGCTTAAGTACTTGGCCGATAAGGTGGGCGGCGCCGAAGACGAAACCGGCTCGGACGATGGCGATTAGGGATTTGCAGACCAGGCGGGCCCGGAGTAAGACAGGAAACTCGCCTTGTACGCGCCGTACTCATCGATAGAACCCGGCGCGGGCACGGGTTGTGATCCGCTCCCCCATTTTGCAGCTTGGGCAGGTGACGCCGTTCGGCCAAAGGCGACCCTCCAGATAAAGCCGCGCCGTCGTCTCATCGGGGAACAACTCGAACAGTTGGAAGGTGCTAATAGTGGATTTGCTCATTACTCAATCTCCCGGATTGTCTGCGCAATCAACTCAACTTCCACCATGGCGTCGGGGATGTGCGTGTCCGGTATCAGATGGAAATCCACAAGATTGCGATATCCAACTTCACATCGAGAAAGTAGGCTCAATGAGCGAGAGAGTTGTTCCTTTATCCGCATGTTCGCTTGCTGCCATTCGGCAATACGGCGCTCAGCGGCGAGGCGTAATTCTGATTCACGGTCGATGGAGCTCCGCATTCGGCATTCGGTCTCATCTGCGACTTTTTGCATGAGTCGGCCCACTACATCAACATTCGACCCTTCCGCCAATGCGGCCATTTCTGCGCGCGTTCTCTCCTCAACGGCCTCCGCTATTGTTAGCCAAGATGCAGTATTGTCTCTAGCAAAGCGTTTTTCCAGCCACTCTTCAAGCAATTCGCGTTTTGACGGCAATTGCAGCGGCCCGGTATCGTTCGGGTCCGATTCTCTCTCTTGTGCGCCGTTGTAGTAGCTGCTCATGCCGCACACTCCGCGCAAACAGACTTTCCGGCAACCGAAGGAGCCCCGCACGACATTTTACCGAGGTGTTTTGCGCATTGAACGCCAGCGCAGTAACCTGCGCATTGGCACACTAGGAGCGAGGCCAGCGCCCGTCCCGTGGATAGCTCTCGGTGCGCCTCATACAGTGCCGCTTCGGCGTCGGTCTGTGAATACCCCACGCCTAGCAGGGTATCCATTAGCTTGCGAGATTGTACCGCTACCAACCGGCAGTAGTTGCGGCTTGAGGTCGGCACGGCAAGCATGGTTTCTACGTAACGCTGTTTAACTTCTTCAATGTTGTTTGGTTTGTTGTTTTCCATGGCCTAATAGTGCATGAGTCCCGCACCAATTGCAAGAGAAAAAGGTGGAGCGATGGCAAAGGGAACCTGTCAGCGGCCACGTCATCCAAGAGCCCAGCCCGCAAGGCCGCATCGGCCAAAATCGCAAAAATCCCGCTGCCGCTAAGCCGGTATATTGCGCAAGTGCTCCGGCCCTAACCTTCCCATCATGCGCTAAACTTCCCGCATGGCTGTCGATCTCGAAGAACTCCGTCAACGCAAGCGTTTCGCCGAACTCGAATGGAAGTGGAACTTCGACCAGGGCGACATTGACCAGCGCTACATTAATGGCGACCCCTTCACTCCGCAGGACAAGCGGGCGTGGAATGACATGTACGGGCACGATCCGATTGCTGTCGACCAGCTAGGCTCGCACGTCAACCGCATTTCCAACCAGGTGCTCTCCAAGCCGCGCGGGCCGAAGGTGTCCCAGGCTTCGGCCACCGGCTCGGCGCTCTCCGCCGCTGCACGCGGCGATATCATGTGCGGCATCGACTACATGGGCAACGCGCAAGCGGCCACGTTGCTCGCCTATACGTCGATGATCGAAACCGGCATCGGCGTCTACGGCCTCACCAAGGAATACCGGCCAGGCTCGCGGCAGCAGGACATCAAATACCGCTCATTTGCCAACCGCAAGCAGGTCCTCTTCGATCCATCCATTGTTGAGGTCGATGGCTCAGACGCCAACTATGCGTTTGTGGAGTACCTGCAACCGCGAAAGGAATTCGAGCGTGAATTCACCGGCGCACGCTCAGCCCATATCGGATTTGACCTCGCCGAAGCAACTAATGCGCTGAATTGGTTTCAGACTCAAGAGGGCATCGAATACGTCGTCAAGTGCGAATACTGGAACATCGAAAAGGCCAAAGAAAAGCTCCTGTTTGTAAAGACTCCTGGACTTGTTGGGCCTGACGGCCGGCCAATCCATGGGCATGATCTCGACGTCCCCGCTTCTCAAATCAAATCCCAGGGAATGGAGATAGTAAACAAGCAGCTCTGGGCACCCATGGCTAACGGCCCCGGCATGGGCCTTGTTGGCGATATCACAGGCGACCGCTTTGAAATCATCCCGAAGGTGACGCAGTACATTACCAACGGATACGAAATTCTAGAGACCACGCCGTGGGACACCCGGCAAATTCCGCTGATTCTCATGCTCGGAAAACAGCGCTTTGTCGAGCGCGGCGGCCAAACCCGGCGCGAGATTCTCTCTCTGATCCGGCTCGCGCGGCAAGCGTACCTGGCGCTCTGCTACGTGCGGTCCAAGCAACTACTCCTCGCCGGCATGGCTCCGGTATCGGCGCCGCGGGCCGTGGTGGGCCAGCTAACCCTGGAACAGAAGGAAAACTGGGGCAACTCGCACCGCAAATTCGTCGACGTACTGGAATACTCGGCCACACTGGAACACCTGCGCAACCCAGACGGCTCCTACATCGTGCTGCCGCCCCCGTCTCGCGATTCGTTCGACCCTGGCGCTATTCAATCCCTGGAGATGATGGCGCAATCGCTGATCCGTGACGTGGGAACGGCGATGGGCATGGCTATGATCAACACGGCGCTGTTCCACGATAAGAGCAAATCCGGCAAGGCGCTCGAAGAGATGCAAGATGTCGTCGACCAGGGCGGCTCCCACTTCGTGGACACCTACGAAAAGAGCCGGTTGCGCGGCTACAAAATCGTGAATGACCAACTTGACTATCTTGTGAGCAAGGAAAACCCGCGCGACTTCCTGGCCATCACCCCGGACAAGAAGGAACACGTCCTCACCATCGGGCGCGAAGCCATAGACCCACGCAACAAGGAAACCCGCACTATCGACCTGGGATACTCCGAAGACCATAGCGTAACGATCAGCGTGGGCAAGGCTGCGGACTCACTGAAGGACGACGCGGACGGGTTCCTCGAACAAATCATGGAGAATGGAGCGCTCGCGGCGGCCATCCAATCCAACCCGGCAATTGCGCCTGAGCTCGTTGGCGCCGCGATTCGAAGCCGGGACGGCGGGCCCGCCATGGACGCTATCGCCGATGTGATCGATCCGCAAGATGAAGAATCCGGCAAGGGCAAGCTCGCCAAGGTGAGCCAGATTGCAGCACAGCAGGCCGAACAACTCAAGCAAGCCGAAGTTGTGGTGCAGAAGCTCCAGGCCGACGTTACTCGGTTGTCGGCGGGCGTCGACAAGCAGGCGTTAGCCAACGAAGGTGCCAAAGAGCGAGTGATGCTCCAGGAGCAAACCAAGCTGCTCTTGGCGGAATTTGCGGCGAACCAGTCTTCATCCATGGCGATGATTACGAAGCGGCTGGATGAAATCTCGGCCGAACTCGCGCATAACCGGCAACTCGATCTCGCATCGCACCAGGCGCGTTTGCAGCCTGAACCGGTGGCGCAATGACAGACCAAGACATGCTGAGCGGGAGGGACCAAGGGGGGTTTTCGTTTACTCGGCTGATGCCGCAAGAGATTCCAGCCGTGTTGACCCAGGTCTACGTAGGCAACTATGTGCTGCTTGAGGTTGGCGGAATAAACAAGAGTGGCGCAACGGTGGCGATTACGATCCGCGATGGACAATCCCCCCCGATATTCATGGCTGACGCGGTGCCGATCCCACCTGGCGGGAGTTTTTCGCAGATATTCCACTATGGGCGCGCTTTCCCTGGCGGTTTGTATTGGCAAGCGAGCGGGCCCGGCCTACATGCTATGTTGAATGGCAGAGTATGAGCCTAAACGTAAAAGACCTCCGGGAAAAAGGCCACGCGGCGCAGCATTTGGACTGCTATCTGATCGTGGCTTCAATATGGGGCTCGGCAATCATAATTTGCTTGGTAATTTGGGGGACTCGATGAAAGTACGAATGGTTTGGACAAAGGATCGGACGAAGACGCGCTCTATCGTGTGGGCATCCATCGGGCTGATGGTCATCTGGGCGGGGCTCAGCGTCGCTCAGATCAACTCAAGTGGAGGATCTTCTGTTGTCCTCACAGCCGGAACGGCGATTGCTGGCAAGTTTGGCATTGACCAGACCACGCCAGGGACCACCAATGGAGTCCAGATCAATGCCGCACTCCCAGCCGGGGCGAATCTCATCGGCAAGTTCGGAATCGATCAAACGACTCCAGGGGCAACGAATGCAATTTCGATGAGTACAATCGGGGCCACCGCAATTGCAACCTCAAATGGCGTGGTCGGCGCTGGCGTCGAACGGATGGCTATCGCTTCTGACAACACGCCATTTCGCGTGCTTGCCTCGCCGGCCGGTTGTAGCGCGGCCCAAGTTACGCTCTTTACAAGCCAGACCGTTGGCGTGGCCACGGGGGCCGGAACTTCGATCACGTCAACCAGTACATGCCTCACCAATCTGTACGTCAACAACATCACCAACGCGCCCGTCACGCTCAGGCTTCAGGACAAGACAGGCACCCCGATTATCTGGCTCGGCGGCAATGCCGACTTCACAATTGGGGCAAACGGATCGGGGACGATTCACCTGGAAGGCATCACATTCAATGCCGGGATGACGGCCATAGCGGGAACCGCTTCGGCGTTGAACTTGGCGGTAACTGGGCTCCAGTAATCCATGCGCTTTATCGCCCTATTGCTGCCCCTGGCGTGCTGGGCGCAGTCCAACAATTCCGGCAATCGGGTGAACCTAGAACCAACTAACAAGCCCACGTTCTGCGCCACCGCCAACGCCTGGACAATCCCAGCAGCCCCTACCGACATGTGGTCGATCACTGGCAGCGCTACTAAGACGGTGCGCGTTCTCAACATGACGATTACACCGTCACAGACCACGGCGGCCACCCAGACATTCTTCCTGGTGCGGCGCTCGACGGCTGACACGGCCGGCACCAGCGCGGCGGCCACCATCGTACCGTCGGACTCTGCATTTGCAGCCGCAACCGCCATTGCCAAGAGCTGGACGGCAAACCCCACGCTCGGCACATTGGTCGGAAATGTCTCGATCATCCGCGTTAGTGTTCCGCTCGCGGTTACTGCCGATCCTCGCTACCCCATGATGGTGGACTTCACGATGCGCGGGCTACTGCCTGGCGTGGTTCTGCGCGGAACGGCCCAAGAGCTTCACCTTAATTTCAACGGGGCCGCGCTCCCTGCCGGGCTCACGCTTACGGCTTCCTGGTGTTGGGCGGAGGAGTAGGGTTTTCCGCTTTCGGTTACCATGTGATTGAAACAAACCCGCAAGGGAATGTTTGACAACGGAACCGAAAGAGGCTAATCATGGATCCAGCCGAAACAATTGCAGCCCCGGCCACTGCAGCAACCGAAGTAGTAGCACCAGCAGTAACAGAAACACCGGCAAACCCGGCCGAACCGACCTTCGAGCAAGTTCACGAAGCGGAACAAGCCAAGCGCTTAGAAGCGCGGGGAGTCGCACCGAAAAAGGCAGACGCGGAACCTGCACCAGCCAAGGACGGCGACAAACCAGCCGAAGGCAAGGACGGGAAACCGGCCGAAGCCAAACCGGGATCGGCACCGGACGACAAAGGCAAGCCCCACGTAAAACCGGCCGATTTTGCGCAAAAGCGAATCGAGCGATTAGCCCGCGAAAACCGGGAATTACGCGCGAAGCTGGCCACCCCGCCGCCAAACACCCCGGCCCCGGCCACCGGAGACAAGCCCACCGAAAAACCGGCTGCAAGTGCGGTGCCTGAGGAAATCCCTGATATCTACGACTTCGCGGAGGTCAAGGACTACCAAAAGGCGGTAGCCAAGTGGACAAAGGCACAAATCGACCAAGCAAAGGACGATGTTCTGAAGGCGGTCGAGGCGAAGGCCACCACCAAGGAAACCCAGGCGGCGGCAATCGATCATGCGACGGAACAAGCAACTCTGGCTTCTTCGCTCGATACGGAACTCGGCGACTGGCGGGAAACGGTGATCGGAACGGAGGAAACCCCTGGAATATTCGAGCGATTGGATATCCGGCCGGGCGACCTGACCGAGTGGGCAGACCGTAAGGGAGACATTGCGTTTCGCGGGTTCTATGCGCTGGCGAAGTCGTCAGAAGCGGAGCAAGCGGAGTTTGTGGAACTCCCGTTTGATGAGCAAGTAGCGGTAATAACCACGCTGGGGAAGGCGCAAAAGCGGGCAGCAACGAAGCCCCCGGAGGTGGTGACACCTTCCAGGCCAACCCGTGTAGCATCGCCACCACCGGCCAATGTGCCCAACGGCGCCAAGCCGTCCGTTGGAGTTAACGATATGGACGCGGACGCCATTTTCGAGGCGGATCGCAACGCTAAGGCGGCGGCCAGAATGGCCTTCCGGACCTAACTGAAAGAAAGAGGGGGTCTAACCCATGCCTAATGACTTCGGATCGGCAATCCAGGCGGATTCCGGCTGGATTGCTAAAAAGTCGCTCTCAATGATCATGACGAAGCTTAGCTTCGCCATGTCGATGGATAAGCGGTACACCCGCGAATTCATGGACATGGATTTCCCGATTGGTGAAAGCATGACAGTTCGGAAGAAATTCCGCCCTGTCGGCCGAACCGGGATGACCATGGTAGAGCAGAACATTTCCAATAAGAAAATCACGATCCAAATGAATCAGCCGTTCGGCGTTGATTTGGCGTGGGATGACTGGGAAAAAATGCTCAAGATGCCCCGCGAGCAGGCTGCCGAGTACATGGAGCCCTCGATTGACTATATCGCCACACAGGTGGAAGTGGCGGCATTCAACTTTGCGGTTGCCAACACGCCAAACGTCGTCGGTAAGTTGGGCACGGACCCCAACGACTCGACCATCGCTGACGATATCCGCGTCAAGCTGATGAACCAGGGCGGGTATCGTGAAGGGCAAACAAACGCCTATTTCACCCCCTCGGCTATGCGATCGATCCGCGCGGGTGAGCGCTTGACGTTCAACCCCGGCTCGGATCAGTCGGACTTCTTTCGGCAGGGCTACCTTGGCCAAGCTGCGGGGATCAAATGGAACGAATCCGTTTGTATACCGCGGTTCACCGCGGGCGTCTTCGCGGGCGCCTTCGCAGTGGGCGCGGCCGGCCAATCTGGTAACACGCTGGGCATCACCGGCACTAATGGCGATATCATCAAGGCGGGCACTGTTGTTAGCATTGCTGGCACTAAGTTCGTAAACCCGGCCACGCGGGCGGCTCCTGGCACCGATGCCTACACGTTCCAGACCCTCTCCGATGTCACTATCGCGGGCGGCGTGGGGACGCTGACCATGCCTCCCGGATTTGAAATCGTCGGCCCCGGCGATCCGTATCAGAACATCGACACCTTGCCGGCTGCCGGTGCGGCTCTGACTATCTGGCCCGGCACTACCACCCCCGGTATCGGGAAAAACGGCGCGCTCGGTATCGCCGCGGCTCCCGAGGCGTTTTTCATGGTTTCCGCAAAGTGGCCCGACCAGGCCCCTGGCGTGGAAATCAGCAACGCCAAATCGCAGAAGACCGGTATCGAACTCTCTATCGTGAAGGGGTACGAGATCCGGAACCGCAAGAGCCTGATCCGCATTGATTGCGCGATTGGGTTTGGCGCGGCACTCGCGGAAAACGCGGCCACCATCGTGGCGCTGGGCTAATTCCCTTCGGGGATGAACTGAAAGGACATAGAACAGTATGAACACCATGAAAAAGGCTTTCGCGTGCTTCGCACTCGCTCTTGCGCTCTCCGGCGTTACCGCGCTGCAGGCACAAACGGCGCTCACTCAGACCACGGCATCGGTGGCTATTGGCCTCACCGACCAGGTAATCAACGTGGCGTCAGCCACCGGCATTACCACCGCCGGCTCGCTGATGATCTTCGACTACGGCACTATGGCGGGGGAGTTTGTCTCCCGCGTTGTGGCCGTGAATGGCACGGCTATTACCGTGCGGCGCGATCAGAACCCTGTCGCACACGCTTTGGGCGCCGTGGTTGTCATCGCTCCGACTCGAGCGGCGTTCGTCAACACCGACCGAAACGGCGCCTGCACGGCGGCCAACACCGGCTATACCCCGCTGGTCAACGTCAACACTGGGGTGCAAACCTTGTGTTCCAGTGTTACCGGCACCTATGTTCGCGGCTTTAGTTCCGGCTTCGAGCTTGGGGCTACGGCGGCGGTTGCTTCCGCGGCGGGGTCCATCACTCCAAGCGGGCCGCTATTTCACGTCACGGGCACCGCGGCTATTACCGGGCTCACGCTTCCCGTGGGTTTCCACGGTGGAACAGTGACGGCCATCTTCGACGGCGCGGCCACCTGGACGGCGGCGGGGAATATCTCCAATGCTTCCCTTGAGGCCATGACGGCGGGCTGTCGTGTCACTTTCACCTACGAGGTCGGCCAGGCGAAGTGGTACCCATCGACGTTGACCTGTAATCCGACTCCGTAATAGACTGGAACTCCACCAGCACCGGGTGAGGGAATAATCGAAGGGCGGCTGGGGCCGCCTTCTTCAATCCGCCTAAGGCTCACGACCTTGGGCGGATTTTTCGTTTTGGTGTAGAATTTACCCATGAGCCAGTTCCCCCGATTGATCTATGCTCCCGATTGCGTCAACGTCCACGGCCAAGGTCCCGACAAGTACAAAGAGGTGGGCGACGTCGCCGAACTGGAACGGCACCTAGAGCAAGGCTGGAACCTGGAACAACCCGAACTGGGCCCTGTGCCTGTTGAGCCTGAGCGTAAATCGGCTGGCCTCGCGTCGAATATGCGGGAGGAATTGGAACGGCTGCGGAAGGCGTTCGACAAGCGCGGCGTGACGATCCAAGGATTGCTCGATGAAAGCAACCTCCTCCGTGCCGAACTTGCGATGCGGTCAAAGTCCAACCTGGAAGCGCTGGCTGAAGCTCGCAGCGTTCCGGTTCCGACCGTTACGGACGCGGAAAACGCCGCACTGCAGGATGCCTTAGATTCATATGACGCCCCAATCAGCATTGACGACGATCTCCAGCCGGTGGGCAGCGGCCCGGACACCCCGGAAACTAAATCCGACACCCAGCAAATGGCCAAGCGCGGCCCTGGGCGGCCCCGGAAGGATTCCACCGCCGCCTCGGCCTAGTTTGGTAAACTTCGGGGCATGACGCCCCTTTCCCGCTTCAACCGCGCGGCATCCTTCGGGCTTGCCGCGCGACTTTCCATCCTCGTCTTCTGCTTGCCAGCGCTCTACGGCGCCGGAACACTAGCCCAACGCATGGATCAACTTGGATTCAGCGTTAATCACGCCATCACAATAACGGCAACCGCAGACGCTGCCGACGGCAGCTATCCGGCCACCGGCAACCAAGCGATCCTGCGGCGGTATTCCAGCACTCCCGTGGGTGACCTCGGCGGGAACCTCGGCAACACCGACGGCTACAGCATCATCAGCGTGGAAACTATTCCAGGCTCACCCAACCCAACCGTAAACTGGGACCTGGCTTTGCTTGACGTCGCAGGCGCCGACATCCTGGGTGCAGGCTGCATCAACCGATCAGCAAACACGGCGCAACTATGTTACCCGGCCAACCCTCACCCGTTATTTGGAAACGTGCTGATTACCATCACGGGGAACTCCGTCAACTCCGCAGCCATCGTAATCAAGGTGACGCTGGTAAAAGACACCGTGGCTAAGCGTGGCGGTGCGGCCGGTGGCGCTGGAACCGTCACCTCGGTGGACCTCAGCGTCCCGCCTGCGCTTTCCGTAAGCGGGTCCCCGATCATTGGAGCCGGAACGCTTGCGGTAACCGAAACATCTGGCTATGCCAACTATCGCGGGACGGCGGCGGCGCGTGCCGGCCAACCGTGCACCGTGGGCGACAAGTTTTTCACTACCGACGCGGCGGCCGGATCAAACTGGTACGGGTGTACGGCCGCCAACACCTGGACCGTGCAAGGCGGCAGTGGCGGCGCGGGAACGGTGACTTCGATCACGTCCACGGACGCTTGCCTGAATGTTGTCAACGGGACCACTGCGGCGCAACTCACCGCGAATACCGCGATTTGTCCGACGCAGGCCACGGTGCAGGCCGGATCCGCCGTCTTTTGCGCTGGGGCCGGTTCTGCTGGGGCACAAACGTGCGGCGCAACACCTGCCCTGACCGCCTACACGTCGGGCATGGTCTTGAACTACAAGCCAGGCAATACAAACACCACCACGCAGACCGTAAACGTGGATGCGCTTGGAGCAAAGTCCGTTCTGTCTTGCGCTGGAGGGGCCCTTTCCGGTGGTGACGTTGCGGCCGCGCAGACATACATCCTCGCCTACGACGGCACGGCATTTCGGCTTCCTTGCGCTGGTTCGGCGGGCGGCGGGCCCAATATGACAACCACTGGCGCTGGGTTCATCTGCCTGCCGAGTTGCGCCGTCGATTCGACTACTGGCGCGGTATCGTCCGCTCCATCTTCAAAGGTTCCTCGGTATCAGCAATTCGTCGCAACCGGTTCATTTAAATTCACAGGATTGGCCGGGTATGTCCAAACCGCAGTTGGCTCATGCGGCGCAACGTGCGGGTTTGCGGCGGCAATCTATGACATCTCCTGCAATAAGGTGAGCGGAACCGATCTCACAACCTCGACTGCGTTAACGGCCGCAGGGGCGTTCTATTTGACCGCCACGGCGGCAACAACGATACCTGCTGGCGTCTACTATCTCGGGTGGAGCACCGATGGGACAGCCCTCGCTTGGTATGGAGCACTGGACAATACGGTCTATCAGTCAATTTTCAACGCACAAACCGGCAATGCGCGGTTTTTCACTGGCGCCACTTCCGCAACCGGAGCCAATGGCACGCTCGCGATGCCGGCGTCATGCGGAGCTCGGACAGCGATAACTGCCAGCTACATAGAGTCCTTCCTGTTATTCCCGTAAATCCATGAAAGCCATAATCTCGTTTCTCATCGCTTCTTCCCTGGTTGCCCAAACCGCCGTGCCTAAGCGATTTGGGCAGGACGCCATGATCAGAATTCCAACTTCCATGCGGGCCGGGGCGACAAATCAATTCGACGGCACGGCTTCGACGTGCGCTGGTGGTTGCCAGTATTTCTGGACCCAGGCGGCTGGCCCATCGACGCTGCTCTGGTCGAATCGAACGGCATCCCAGCCAACGGTCACGAATGCGGTGTTTGGGGAATACATCATCCGGCTCAGAGTCACGGCCATTACCGGTGGAGCAACTAACACCGCCGACCTCATAGTGGGCGCCGTTGGGACCGATGCCAATGGTGTGGTCACAATGCCGGCCATGGCTCAAACGCTATTAGGATTCCAGACAAGGCACGGCAGCAGCGTATGGAACTATCAGGACGATATCCTTCCAGCCATAGCGGACGCATTCCTCACGGAGAACGCAGCGAACCCACTATTTAACGGCTCGGACTGGGACACCGCGCAAACCGGCACGATCACGATAACTCAGCCAGGCGGAGCAGGGACAAACCCGGTTGTCACCGGCAGCGGAGGGACGCTACTGCAGACGCGCCTCTGTGGGGGGGGGACGACCCCAACGACCGACCTTGTTGTTTGGTACACCCAAGCTACTGGCGTTTCCGGGAAAAGAGCTTCCAGCGTGCTTGCGTGTTCATCCGAAACCTCAGTGACTCTCCTGTTGCCAACTTTTCCCTTGCCGATCGGGACGGTGACTGGTGCGCAGTGGTCCTATTGCGGCGGTGGATGGTCGGGCGGCAGTGACAACGTGAACTACTACGACAACGTTGCCGGATTCAGGCTGGCATATCTGCGGACTGGCCTCACCCGGTTCAAGACCGAATGGCTTCGCTTGGCCGATCAGTGGTGGAGAAACCCGTATCTTGATCGCAATACCAACGTGAACGGGAACTTGCAATTGCCTCCGCGAGTGCGGGCGAATTTGGGGATGATGGAATGGGCCTATGACCAAGGGCGCTCCGACAATGAATTCTGGACGCCCATGCGGGCATATTTGGACACGGCTTGCCCTACTATCGGCTCCAACAATGACACGCGAGAGATGGGGTATCTGACGCAAAATTGCGCAACCGCGGCCTTGACCGATCCAGACGCCTCGCGCGCAGCTACCTATCAGGGATACCTCAACAGCGCCCTGACGGCATGGCAGAACTTGCAATACACGGGGGTGTGGGGAAATTCGTTCAATCCTCCAATATCAGCGGGGACTGTTTCGATTGCGGGTGGAGTGAACGTGACGCTAACGGGCGGAACTTTCTCTTCGACTGTCTGCTCGCGCCCCGCCGGCTACTTTGTCTCGCTAATCCAGCTTGGATTTACCACCGACACATACCGCGCCAACGGAACCAAAGCCGCTTGCACCTGGGTGGATTCCACACACATTACCTTAGCAACGGCGTTCGACGGTGCTGGGACCTCTGGGCTCCTCTACACTATGACCGGCTACGAAGCGAACGCCCCATACTATGGCGGGTACGGCGTGCAGCCGTTCATCATGAGCTTGACCGCGCGCAACCTGTCTATCGTTGTCGGGGCGGCAACGAACTCAACAACGATCGCCGGGTTCCAATCGATCGCCGACACGATGAACACGTGGAACCTAGCCAACGCCTTCGACTCTGCGACGAAGGGCATGTACTACATGCGGCTGAACGAGCCATGCTCGCCCATCGGGACCGCTCCGACGATAGGCGGTATGTGCCGCTTCAATTCGGCCACACAGTCAGAGGTATGGGCTTCGCGCTTCGATAGCCTGGAGGGCCTCTCCGGCCCGTCTCGCGGGTATTTGCCAAGCCAACTTACGGCCACTAAAAACGCCCTGGATGAATGGGCTGGGGCGATGTTCGGGAAGACTGGATACTCTGGGCCAAATGTGGACGGCGAGGACGCGCGCGAGCTCTTCGACCAAGTAGGGAACCCAAACAAGCACAGGGATTTCGGCTTTTGTTGTGGGGTCGGAAACGTATTCCACTGGACGGCCGCCAGGTTGGGCGGGCCGGCTGTGGTGAACTCTACCAACTACACAATCCCCTACCTTTCGTTGCGATCGAGCACGTCGATGGTTATCACCGTCACAGGTTCAAATGGCAGCATCTCTTCCACCACATGCACGAGTGGGGTATGCGCTTTCTCGGTCGACCGCAATCGTGGAGATGTGCGGGTCTCGATCGAATGGAAAATAGGGGCGGCTGTTGTCGCCAGCAATGCGAACTTCCCCGTCATGGTTGCCCCGTAATACACTGGGTGCCATGAGCAGAGTCCACAATGCGTTGCGGCGATTGGCTGGGGGGCTGCTTAAAATCGCCGGGGAATCCGCCGAAGAGATTATCGTTTCCCAAGTCAATCAACGGCTGCCACGCGCGCGCTCTCTTTATGACCTACAAGCGAGACAGGAGAAAATTACAATGAGTTCACCCATCACGGTATCCCCGGCGTCCATCGACGTTACACCAGAGAGTTGGCCTTACGGATCATTGCCGGGAGGTTCCCCCGCGTCCGCCCCTGCGTCAGAGTACGAAAAAATCCTCAACTGGATGCAGCGCGAAGGAATGCCTTCTTTCGATAGCGTCGTCTACTCGCTCCGAAGTTCTGAGAATCCAGGCGCAATAGCGATCCTTGTCGGGACCGTTGCCATGACAAAGGGGAGCGTTGTTTGGCCTGCCGATGCTCGCAACTTTTTGTTTGATTCGGCGGCGATGCGCGTCGACGTGGCCAAGTATCTGTTCGGCACGGATGTTCCACATAGAACCTATTCTCCTGCGCCTGCCCCCAATGCGCCCATTCAGTATGTAGGGCAGATGCTCACCTCCCCGGAGTACCAGTTTCTTGGAACCGTTCGGCAGTTGGTCCCCGACGTGCAGCTTCCAGAGGTGGGTAGTATTAAGCCTGGGCCGGATGGAAACTACAAGCTGGTAAAGGTGGCAACGTTCGGAGCGGGGTCAATGTTTGGCGGAGCCGGTGGAGCCGGTAGCGACAGGCTTTTGTGGGTAAAGGTCTGAAGCAAAATGGATCTACCGAGGCTCGAAATTCCAAAGCTGGAGATCGGCGCAACGCTCCCCGGGGAAGCCATGGTGTCCGCTATAATCCATAGCTTCACGGTTGCGCGCGAATCGATGTCTCAAGATAATCGAGACGCCTTCGATCGAATTCAAATTGCCATGCTCCGGGGCTGGGTTAACTGGTGGGTGGAGCGCGGTTGGCCAGGGGAAAAGGTATAAATCCGACCCGTGATTTGCTTTTTGATGACGTGATAACCTGTTGACCTGGGCCGGGTGGCCGGAGTCTCGGAGCTTCGGTCACCATTTCTGAATTGGAGGGGAATATGAAAGCAAGCAACAAAATCGGCGCACTAATAGCGGCTGTGGCCGTCGCCACGCTAATGTCTGCGACTCCGAAAGCATCTGGCGTTGTGGTCCCGACCACGAAGACGCTCAAGGTTGACCTAGCGCACCCGCTGGTATGGGATGGACCGTATGTAGAGGGGCAACCGGTAACGCTGCCGCAAGGGGTGAAGTTGATTCGCAGCTTGCCGGATGGCACACACATCACAGCAGCTCCCGGGGCCTATCTTGTGATCGATGTTTATTCGGTCGGTAAGAACATTACGTTCGGCGTCGAGGATGTGCCCTATGTTGAGGGAAGATAATGAGTTCCTTCGGCGAGGCGGCCGAGGTGCTCCTGAAGCACGAAGGCGGGTTTGCTCCTGAAGATAACGGCCGCGGAGCCGTCAACTTCGGTATCACCCAAAAGACTTACGAAGCCTCGGGATACGCAGCGATGTCCCGCGCGGGCTGGCCTTCCACTGTCAAGAACTTGACCACCGAACAGGCGAAGGCATGGTATCGCCAATGCTATTGGGACCCGCGGAGCTTGGGCGCGATCGACAATCAGCGCTTGGCAAATCTGCTGCTGAACCTGGCGGTCAACACCGAAGGACCGGACGGTACTCGCGTTATTCGCTGGTTGCAGGCGGCGGCATCAAGGGAACTGCGGCTAGACGGAAATCTCGGCCCAAAGACGGCGGCGGCGGTGAACTCACGCAACCCAGAGTTTCTGATTGCTGACTTGAAAACCGTGGCGGAAGCCTACTACCGCACCATTGCGGCTCGAAACCCGGCGCTGTTCGCGGATGACCTCCCAGGTTGGCTCGCCCGGCTCAATCGCTTGTGCGCGTAGTATTCTGAGGCATGGCCGAAACCTGTCGAACCGTCTGCACCGATATGCTTGTGGAGCTCGGCGCCACTGAACCGGGACAAGCTCCACAGCCAGAAGAGTTGACCTGGATGTTCCGGCGCATGAATTTGCTGCTGGACGACTGGACGGCTAAGTACGGATACTTCGCCTATTCCCATATCCAGAAGGTTTTCGCGCTTCAGGTGAACGTCGCAACCTACACTTTCGGAACTGGCGGCACTTGGAACTGGGCCAGACCTGAGGGTCCGCAACCAGGCAAGGGGATCGAAGCGGCTTGGATCGTGGTTGGCTCTGGCGAGCAGGAAACCCGTCATCATCTGAGCATCTGGACCCCCCAGGAATACGCCTCGCTCACCATGCCGAACCTGAAATATCCCTGGCCCGTGGCGCTGGTGAATGATGGGGCTTATCCGCTGGCGAACATCACCGTGTACGGAGTGCCGACGGTGGCCTACAACGTGGGGATGCTGCTTCCCAAGCAGGTGGCACAGTTTGCGGCGCTGGATGATGCCTTCGACCTTCCTCCAAAGTGGCGCTCGACACTAATGCACGTAACGGCGGTTTCCGGCGCTTCGGGAATACGGCGCGGCAAAGGGCCCATCGACATTCCGCGCCACTTGCAGGCGGCGGCAAACGATGGCCTGGGATGGCTTGCCACGCTCAACAGCGTTACCAGGCGGGTGTATCCTGCACTGCCGAGCATGGGAAGCGGGCCGGGTGGCTCGGACATCCCCGGTCTGCGCTCGGGCGCTGGCCTTCTTCGCCGATGGTAAACTGACCGCATGACGGGAACACAGTTCATAGACGGTGCGCTAGGCATTCTTCAGACGCTCAAGCCGGGGGCCTCGGCAAACGCTTCGCAGGCGGCGCGCTATTTGCTGCTACTCAATCAGGTATGCGCAGAATACGAAGCGGAGGGCCGGGCAGGGTTCACCCTTGCTGGGCGCGTGCTGACGGTAACGGCGGTTGCGGCTTTTGGGACCAATCCGGCCACAGACAATACTTATCCATCGGGCTGGGAAGCGGCCATCATGTACCGCTTGTCCTTCAAGATCGCGGGCACTGAAGGCGCGGGAGAAATGCTGAGTGACTTGGCGGGGCAAGCGGCCATGTTCGAAAACAAAATGCTAACCATCGCGGCATTCAAGCCGAAGGCGGCTTAAATGGATGCCCAGACGTTGGCATTGATGATGCTCCCTTCGGATATGGCGACTGGGGTGAGTTGGAAGTGCTCCCACTGCGGGGCGGTGGAGATTCAGGCATACATCGGCACCCACCCCCTCATTATGCGCCCATCCGGCGACTGGCAGTTCATTGGCGGGCTAGCTGGAAGTGGTCCGACAGCTTCCTGGGTTTGCCCTAAGCATAAAATCGTGGTGGTCGATGCAGAACTCTAAGTTAATCCCGTACCCAGGATTCTGCGGGCCCGGCTACAATTGCACACCGCAACAGGCCGCACTCGGCATTGATCGCGTGATCAATCTGTACCCCCAGGCGAACGAAGTGGGCACCGGCAAAGATCAGCCGTTAGACATGGTGGCGCGGCCTGGGTTTGTCACGTTCGCAACGCCTGGAATCGGGCAAGGCCGCGGCCTGTTCTCGCTCAACATGACCATTGCCACGGTCAAAACCTACGATGTGCTCGCTGGCTGCGCCGGCTCGAAGTTCTTTACCGTCAGCTCAGGCGGGGCGGTAACAGTGCGCGGAGATATCAATGCGGGAATCTCCCCATGTATTGTTTTCTCCAACATCCAGTTGACCCAGGTGGCCATCCTCAATACCCAGACAGAAGAGTTGTATGTGTGGAACGGAACGGCCGTAGTCGCGGTTACCACCCCAATTCCGTTCTATTCCATGTGCTACCTGGATGGATTCGCCTATGCGGTTGGCGGTGGAAACGTTATCCATCAATCGGGGCTGAACGACTTCACCACATGGGCGGCGCTGGACTACGCATCTCGTGAGGATGCGCCGGACGTTATCCAGACGCTTTCCGCGCACGATGATACTTTGATGGCGGCTGGGCGCGAGACCACCAGCTTTTTCTATAACGCCGGCGTGGCTGGCTTTGCGCTGGCAAAGATTCAGCACGCATTCATCGAAGAAGGCATCGGCGCGCCGTTCTCTATCGCCAAGAACAAGCTTGGCTCGGTTATGGCCACCCGCGGTCAAGAGGGTTTCGGGCAGGTGATGGTTGCGCGAACTGGCACGGTAGATCGGATTAGCACCCATGCGATTGAATTCAAAATTCAACGGGCGAGCTCGATGTATGACCTACTCGGGGCCAAGTTCCAAATTGGCGGCCATAACTTCTACAGCCTCTACAGCCGCACCGGGAATTTCAATCTTTGGTACAGCTTCCGATATAAGTGCTGGCTCGAAGTCGTCACCAACGCCACGGCGGGAGAGGCCCCGGCCTTCTTTGTTTCGGTGGGCGTCGACGCTGGATCTGGAGCTGGGCAGGGCAGAAACTATGCCATGCGCTACAGTGACGGGAAAATCTTCAAGCTCGATCCCACAGTAACAGCCGATGAGGGCTCGAACTTTACATGTCGCCGTATTGCTCCCGTGATGTACCACTTAGGGGACCGCTTCAGTATCAACAGATTCCGCCTCGATCAGCAAATTGGGGACAGCTCCGGGCCTCTCGGGGCTGGGCTCAAGATGAGCTACGACGGCGGCAATAACTGGGATGCTGCCTACGACACGCAAGCAGCAAATCCGGTTGATGGAACGGTCGAATGGCGGCAGCTTGGGCAAGCGGGTCAAACTGGCTTCGCCGTTGATGTTCTTTGGTCCCCTGCGGGAGCCTCGCTCACGGTGAACGGGGCTAACCTGAAAATCCGCCAGGATGCATAATAACCCGATGAATGGGACGCCGCCCGTCTTGGATCAGATCGCGGATATGGTTCTGTCTTATCGCCCAAAGGATAAGCAGAAGAAGGCGCGGCCCCGTAAAAAGAAAAAGGCGAAACGTGGCAAGAGTTAAGAGGGTCGGGACTCATGTATATAATTCCCAATAATTGCAGGTGGGCCGATGGGTGGCGAAAACGGTGAGCGCCACAGCTTCGAGGTTCATGGGTTCGAATCCCATCCCGTCGGCCTGCCCAATACCGCTAAACTCTCTACATGGCCCGTCGCGTTGATCTCCCACCCACACGCATAGCAATTACTGAGATGCGCGATAACGCGCTCGGCAAGGGTGAACCGCTTCCTTCGGTGGCGATGGCGCGCTGGATGGCCCAGGTCACAGATGCGGCCAATACGCAAGGCTCGGCCCGGTTGAGCGTCAAGGACTTCGGGGCGCTGGGCGACGGCTCCACCAATGACGCGGCGGCCATTCAGGCTGGCACAGATGCGGTTAACTCTCTCGGCGGCGGCACCCTGTTCTTTCCATTTGGCGTGTACGTGGTCGACGTCTCGCAAATCGATTTCAAGGGCGGGGTTACCTGGGAACTCGAAGCGGGCACAACCTTGGACCTGCGGGCCACGGTGGCAAGCGATCGCCGCATCAAGTTCAGCGGTGACAATGTAGCAGTGGTCTGCAACGGCGGCGTTGCCTACATCGAAGGCAACCGGACGGTTCCGGTGCGTCTGCTCTATGGCGCTGGCGTGTCTACTGAGCTGTTCGACAACTCGCCCGAAGATTCCAAGCTGACCAGCGATAGCAGCATCGGCGGCGAAGGCATCACCGGAATTACCTTCAGGAACATCGTTTTTCGGCACACAGCCGGGTACTCGATCTGGCACAAAGACTGCAACGACATCACCTATGAGAGAGTACGGTGCGAGAATTGCCGACCCAACTACGTCGGGACCTCCTCTCTCGATATGAACTATGGTTTCTGGACGGGCTGTATTTTCCACAATGGAAACATTGGGTGTAAGAAGATTCGGGCGAACGGCTGCAGCTTCTACCGGGTTTCTGGCAATGGCTTCTGGTTCCACTCCACTAGCTTGACCAATCACCATGAAGACGTGCAGGCGGTCGACTTCCAGGCGCAATATTTCGCGCTCGATGTGTTCATGATCGGCAATGTCCTCGGCGGGGAATTCTCCGGCGTGATGCGCGATGGCGGCATGACCACACAAACCGACATAGATGCCCCGGTTGAGGCCATCCTGATCGCGGCCTATTCGGTGGCGTTCGACACTGCCGGGTATGCGGAAAAGGTGCGGTACAAGCCGACTACGATCGATTGCGTGGCTGCCGTCGACCTGGACGGCGCGCGAAACTGTACCGTGTTGGGGCCGCAAATCAGCGGGCCGAACCGGACTATCTCCAAGGGCATCCAGCCCGGCGACACCAACGCGAACGGCGGCGGGTACGGGATCGACATCTTAGGCGGCTCCATTGCGGACCAAACGACATCTGCTGTCGTCTTGAACCAGTCCGAAAATTGCTCCATGCTGGGGGTTTTGATCACCCACCCGGCTACCGCGTCGGGTGTCCCAGTGGCGCTCTATTCGCTCGACATGCGGACCAAGGGAACCATTGTTCGCGGAAACATCATTTTCTATGAAGGCGCCAACTACTGCATTGCGGAAATTGGCGGCGGGTTCGATGCGACCACCGACAACCGGGTGTACGACAACCACATCCGCGGCGTAGGCAACCTGGGCGAGTTTGCGAAAGATGCTTCCAGCGCTTCGGTGGTCTACAACGAACAGGACACGGTTTGGCAGACTGGTGGCACGGGCACTCCTGGCGGCGTCAATCATTCGGTGCAATATAAGAACGGGGCCGTTTTCGCTGGCTTCGGCCTATGGGATGCGCCAACAAAGCAACTCACACTCACGGGCGACACGGGAACTGCGGGCCTCGTAGTCGCCACGTCCTACATCCAATCGGAGGAAGGGTTTTACTCCCCGAACACAGCCACCAGCGCGGTGAACGTGCCGCTGGGTGGGGTTACCGGGAAATATCTCATCGCAACCGAATCGATCAACTTGGTTGAGGACGTTCTGCCTGGGATCTCCGGAGCTGGGCAGGCGCGCTTGGCCATGGACTCGACCGGCCACGTGGTCAAGATGTCGGTGAACGGTGGCGCCTACTTCAATTTGGTCGGTGGGGGCGGTTCAATCCTCCCGATCACGGCCGACAATGTGAATTTCAGAGTCGGCATAAATAACGCCACGCCACAGGCCACGCTAGATATCTTATCGCTGGAGCCGGCGGGGAACATCGACTCATACCGATCGAAGCAAAGCTCTTGGTTCCTCGACTCCTACAATGTCGCATCCTCGGCCAGCTCCGCTCATTCCGGTTTCGTGATCTTCCAAGTGTCAAACGGAACGCTTGCCGCGCCTTCCGCCGTCTCGACCGGGCGGCAGGGAGGCGGCTTTTCATTCCGCTATCACAATGGTTCGAGCTTCGATCAGCTTGCTATAATTTCCTCCTTTAAAACTTCCGCTGGCGCGAAGTTGAGTTTTCAAACAGGGGTATCGAGCGCTGGGGTCGCAGAGCGAACCAACATTGACGAAACCGGCACTTGGCATATCGGGGCGACGGCGCCAGCAGACAATGGTAGCGGCGCGATCGTTCAGGTAGATGGCTTCATGTCGGCCACTCTCGGATACTACACAACATCGGCCGCAGCGAATGCCGTCAATATTCCGAATGGCGGTGGGACGGCTGTCTCTTGGTCAAGCGTCCGTAACGATGGGGGGCAGAGTTTCGCACTGAAAAGGACTGCTGCCACAGCCCGAGATTGGAGCCTGAAGATTGCAGCCTCAGGGGCGCTCCAAATTATTGATGAAACCAGCGGAAACGCGAAACTCGGTTTCTTCGTTAGCGGGGAGGTTCGGGTCCAAACCGGCGATTTGAACGTGCATCTTGGAGGGTATCAAGTTGCAGCGGTTACTATCGTTGACGGTAGCCGCAATGCCACATTCACAAGCGTTACCACGAACGCAGGCGGGGTGATTCAGTCCGGGGCCAGTGGTGCCAGTATCGCCTTCCAAACCACGAATTCCAATTTCCAAGCAGATGGAAATGGCAACGTCTCCGGAGCTGGTTCGGCCAATTTCACCCAGGGGTTCAAGGTCGCCGGCAATGTTATGATCAACAATCTTGGGCAGTTCGTTGGCTTTGGAATCTCGATGCCAAACGCCGCCTATGCTTGCGGCGCTGGTATATTTGCGACGTGGAACACTGGACTAGGGGCTTATAGCTTCGGCGTCACAGGGACGCAGCCGGTGGGCCAGCGTTGCGTCGTTGCAGGCGGGATCGTTATTAATTTCGTGGTCTAGGTTAGAGCTGATCCAGGATCGGACCAGCCCACGCCATCGTTTTATCGATGAACATGGGAGTGTAAAACGGCTGATTGGTCAGGCGCTCTTTCAGAGTGTCCATGTCCTCAATCTCGATAGGCACGAGCTCTGAGGAGAGCTCGGCGGCGTTGTTCCATATCGGCATGCCTTCGCCGGTTACCACAAGGCTGATTTCCCGCTTTCGCTCATCCGAAATAGCAATGACGGCTGCCAGCTTCAACAGCTTTCGCATAATGCCAAGCGTGTCTCCCACGCGGCCCACGTTCAGGAAGGCTTCTAGGTGGATGCGCTGCCGCTCGGTGAGGTTGAGTTGTTTCATATTCCTGATATTTTACCGTATGCTTGGAATCATGCTGATGCCGCGCAGAATACTGGACCCTACGAAGTACAAGCCTCTGACTGACGCCGAGGTGGATTTGATCGCGGAACCGGCGCACGAAGCCTATGCGGGGTATTGCCGGGCGCACTACGGGTTAGATGTTCCCCGCTGGGCCGATCTTGATAGCGCGGGCAAGCAGTGGGCGCGGCTTGGCGTGCGCAAACAATTCGAGGCAACGGTGTTTTACCGGGCGGCCGACCTGCACCAGCACTGGATGGACGCGAAGCTCGCCGAGGGCTGGACCTATGGTCCGATTAAGGACGTGGCGACAAAGACTCACCCCTCGCTGGTCCCCTATGATGAACTGCCATTCGTGGAGCGGGCGAAAGACGGGCTGTTTTCGGTGGTCGCTGGTATCGGCTGGGGATTGATCGAAGAGGCGCGGAAAACCAAGCCGCAGGCGTAGGGCTTCCCTCGCGGTGTATCCTTAGCCCATGGGTTTCCTCAGCTTCCTACGTGATGCGGCGGGCGGCGTGGCTGGTGGCGCAAGCGGTGGGCCGTACGGCGCACTGGTTGGCGCTGGCCTTGGCATTATTGGCGGCGCGGCGCAACGCAACGCGGCAAAGAAGGCGGGGACCACGCTCGCCGACCAATTTAACACCAACGCGGGCAGGATTATCGGCGTGGGTGACCGCTCGGCCGATGCCACCCTCGGCGCGACGACAGAAGCCAAGGGCCGTATTAGTGATTCGGTCGATTTCGGCCGGGGGGAAATCCAGGGATCTGTCGATCAGTCCTTGCCGCTGCTCAATCCATACATGGCGCTGGGCACAAAGGGTACCAACGCAATCAATGAGGGTTTCGACGTTAATGACGGAGGGCTGTCCTTCCTCCTGAATCAGGGTGTTGGCGCGATCAACAACAATACGGCGCAGCGCGGGCTGATCGGCGGCAACACGGCCAAGGCCATCGCGGATTACACCACCGGCGCCGCAGCTCAGTACCGATCTAACTGGCTCAACGATCAATTGAAGCTGGTTACTCAGGGGCGTAGCGCGGTCGACCAGGCTAACGGAATCCGCGGGAACGGGGCGCGCGACATTGCCCAACTGGACTACCGCGGCGCGGGCGACATTGCCGACTACACCATGGGCGGCACAGCCGCGGCCAATGCCGAGCGGGAACGGGCCATGGGCGGCGCCGTTGAGCAATGGAACGGGGCGGCGTCAGCTACGGCGGGTAGCCAGCTTGGGACCGCTTCCGCCTTTGCAAATATGCTCAACGGGGCGGGCAGGGCTGTACCAGGCGTGCTTTCGACGGCGGCGGATTGGCTGAAGCCGAAGGCGCCTATCGGCTGGACTTCGCCCGCCCCGTACAATCCCGGAGGGACCGCATAATGCCCGTTGATCCGCAACTGATGCACGCGCTCCTTGGCGGGAACTATGTCCAGGGCATCGACCCCGTTGAGCTTCAGCAATCGTACCTTTCCCTCGCGGCGAACAAGGCGGCCGTCGCGCGTCAACAAAAGAACGATGCGGCGCTTGATGCGTACCGGGCCAACCCATCGGGCGGCGAGCTCGGGCAACTGGCGACCACGAACCCCCAGGTGGCTGGCGTGCTTTCGCAGATGGCCGAACGGCAAGCGCAAGAGCGAAACCGTATCCGGGACGATGAGGCGAACCGGGCCGACAAGCTGCGCACCGAACAACTGACGGCCGTCAAGGAGCGCGAGGCGGCAAACGATGCCTTAGCAAAGGCGGATCGGACACGGCACGGCGCGGCCTTCGCTGCGCTGCACGCTGCCCCAACACGGGAAACGCTCGATGCGCTCCTCGCGCAAGGGGACCTGAAACCGGAGGAACACGAAGAATTCGCGGCGCTGCCTCCGGACAAGTGGAAAACTACGGCGCGGGCGGGCATGGCGCACAACATGACCCAGGCGGAAATCGACAAGCACGATACCGACCAGGCCGCGCTCGCCACCCATGCGCAAACCCTCAAAACGGCCGAAGCCACCCAGGCAGACAAGGACGAAGCCAAGGCGCAGAAGAAAGCGGCGCTCGATGCGTATTTCGCGGCGCGTCCGAATATTCCGCGTAACGCTGCCTCTGAAATGCAAGCCTGGGCGGCAGTGTCGGCGAAGCCCGACCAGGCGGTAAGCGAAACCGATCTTGCTACGCGGGCGGCAGATCCAAACGCCTCGGCCGCCGATCGCAAGGCGGCAACGGATGCGCTGAGCCTACTGACCAGGCAAAAGCAGGCGGGACGCGCGGTCACGAATGTAAACACCCCGGCAAGCCTGGATCGAGAATTCAAGGCGGCGGCAACCCCGTTTGAGAAAAAATCGGCGGCCGCTGCTGACCACTTGGCCAAGATTCAGGACGCTAAGGCGTTACTGATGGGCGGTCCTGAAGGTCAAGCGGCGGGTATCCCGAAGGCGCTATCGGCGCTCGTGGGCGGCCAAGGCTCGGGGCTCCGCATGACGGAAGCGGAGATCAAGCGGCTGGAGAACGCGCGAGGGATCATTGGCGGAATGAAAGGTGCCGTCCGTGGCGCTCTCGGCATGGGGCGATTATCCGATGGGCAGGTCCAAGAATTTGTCAAGATCTTGGATGCGGCGGCGGACGAGCATGGCGCGGCCCTGAAATCCGCAAATGATGCGCTTGAGGAGTTGAGTGCCGCCAGCACACGAGACGGAATCAACGCGGCGGCCAATAAGCACCGGCGCAAGGCAGAAGGCGGCGCGACAGGCAAGCCAGAAATCATAATTCACAGCGTAGAATAGCCGTATGCCCTTGCGTACCATCACCGCAGAAATTGACGGGAAGGTCCGCAAGATCAAAGCAGACATTCCCGACGGCGCAACCAATGACGATATCATCGACGCTGTTTCCTCGTTCCTGGCGCAACCGGCGCAGCAGGGGGGTGGTCCAAAGACTGCTGGGGAATTGGGTCTTGTCCCGCTTCCCCCAGGGCTTGGCGGTGACGGTGGACGCGCAATGAGCTTCCGGGGCAACCCGAAGGACCCACGCACACAGAACCACTATAAAGAATCGGCACTCTCTCAAATGGCGGCGCATTTCGGAAAAACCCTGATGGGCATTCCCGCAATGGCAGCGGAGCAAATGGCAGGCGGGCTTGATGAGGCAGGGCAAGGCGTTGCAGCGCTAACGCGGCCGGGAGTGGATGCCAAGGCGGGGGCGGCTTCTCGGATCGTTCGTGGGCTCGGCAGCGCAGCGGCCCCAATCGCTCTCCCTGCGGCTCTCGTAGCTGCCCCGGTGGCCACGCTTGCGGCGATTCCGGCCGGAATGGCGGCGGCTAAGGCTGGCAGTGCGGCGGCAGAATTCGCGGGGGCTGGGCCCGGCGTGTCGGATTTGGCGGGCGATGTAGCTGGAATTGTTGGCGGCGGCTATGCGGCCAAGGGCGGGCAGGCGGTCCAAGACACGCTACCGGGAGCGCTGCGGGCGCTCAAGGCTGCGTCGACGAAGCCGGGGGCTCTGGATGTTCTCGCCGGCGGCGCGGAAGCTCTTGGCGGGGCTGGAACTGTAGTTGCTGGCCATCCTGCCTACGGGGCGGGCGCTGTTATCGACGGAATTCGGCGCGTTCGGCGCGGCATGGCGGCGAGCCAAGAGGCGGGCGTCCCTGTTGATGTCCCCCCGTCATTGGTAGAAGCGATGGACGCGCGGCTCGTCGGGGTGAAGTCCGCGAACGATGCGGCGCTGGCCAAGTGGATACAGGAAGCTCCGGAAGCGACGGCGCTAGCCAAGATGGGCGAAACTGCACCGCCTGTCCCCTTGTCCGAAAATCGCATTACCCCCCAGGTGAGCCAGGCCCCCAGCCAGGAAACCATTCGAGCCTACCGGGAAGCCAACCCGATCACGCCGGACCCCGTCAAAGGCGGGGCGCTGCGGCAGCTCCAGGAGCTTCGTGACGCGAGAGCGGCGTCTGCCCCTACCACCGCCCCTGAAAACGCAGCCACGGCCACGCCTGCGCCAAAGCGGACGGCTGTAGATGAGTTTCGGGAGCGGCGGGCGGCTGTGAGGAAGACCCCGGCGGCTCTCGATCCCGAAGCGCCCGCGCCAAGGCCGGTTCGCCCGCGCATTCAGGAAACCGTTACGGATGTCGATTTTCCCGTGAGCACGCCGAAGCCGGGGCCGACCACTTCAAAGCTGGCCAGTGCCCCTGTGGATGATATCCCCGTGGTCAGTGAAACCGCCGAAACCGGGGCGTACTTCAAGGGCATTCAGCGGAATATGAAGGTGAAACGGTACACGGCCGCGCTCAAGGGGAAGGTGGAGGCCGCCGACTTGGAGGCGTTGGCCTCTGTGGTCGAAGAATTGAGCGCGAAAAAGTACGCCACGCTGAAGCAGGCTGAAAACTGGCTGGGACGCGATCACCCGGCGATTCCGGCCCTCCGAAAGCTTACGCAGGCCGTGGAGGGTGACGGGATGGGCGAAGCGCGGTTACCGTCGAAGGAATCCTTCGGGCGCATTATGGAGGAACTCAAGACCGCGCCACCGGCCAGGAGGCCCCCTAGCGCGGCGGATGAGTTCGAGGCGTGGAAAGCCGATCCCGAGGAAATATTTGAGGCTCGATGGCGATCACGGACAGCTCCAGCCGGCACAGTTCCAGGAGGTATCAACGCGGGGGGCGTGGGCCCCACCCCCAGCCAACTGAAGGCCGCAGGGTTCAAGAGCCTGGCCGAATGGGAAGCTAGCCCGAGATTCCCCAAAGCGGCGAAGAAATCCACCAACGCCAGCAAATAGATATCCGCCCACCCAGAGTGATGCGTTTCCGGCCGCATTCTCCAAGAAACAGGGGCCAATTAAGCGGGAATTCTCGCCGTGTTATGGTAGGGTTTTGCGAAGGGGGACGTATGATACGCAAGCACTTTGACGCGCTCGGCTGGGGCACTACGGTCGTTATTGGCCTGGGGGATGCGGGCCTCAACGCTTTGAGCATGGCGGGAGGAATTGGCATTGCTGACTATCACAGTCTGTTTGACCGCAAGTTGTGGGCTGGACTAGCCCTGGCGATCTGCTTTATTTCCCTGAAAACGATCTTTGCGGCCATGAAGAATTTCGGGGACTTTGTTACCACAGAGGAGGTCACCACGATGAGCGCGCGGGTTTCTTCGCCTGGGGCCGTGTCCACGGTGGAATCGCAAACGGTGACCACCACCACGGAGCCAAAGGCGTAGGGATGCTGTCACGCTTCCCAATGCAGTGGATTTATGCGTTCATCGCGGCTTGCTTTATGCCGATGCCGGTTTTGGCCTACATTCAAGCGACTAACCCGGCGCCAGTTCCGTTCGACATCTACGGAACTTTGACCAATCTCGGATCGGCCGGCATTGTGGCTATGGTCATGGCCTGGCGCATGAGAATTGCTGACGAGGTAGCAGCGGCCAAAGTGATGGAGGATAAAGAAGAGCGCGAGGCGGCCCGCGCTTATCTGGAGGCGTCAGAGGAGAGGCACCGGCAACTGGCTCGCGACCTGGGGGACACCCTCAGGAACTCGAACCACCTTCAGCAACTTGCGCTCGACGAGCTTCGCAGGCGTCCATAGCGGCGGCGGCGAAGATGATTTCAGGAGTTTCGTCTAACATCCGGTCGATGATCCCAACCAGGGCATAAAGTTCGCTGGGTGGATCGGGCAAGGGACGCAGGGGGAATTGGATTATCTTTGCCATCAGTTTCCCGGGAACAGCAAGTACATCTGTTCTGGCTTATCGGTCCTGAAAGATTGAATCCAGCCATCAGGTCTGGGCGCGCACGCTTTCATCTTGAGAATGTCGTCTTTAACAAGCAACTCCTGTTCACTGTAAATCTGGTGCGCCACCAGCCATTCAGGCGGGACGGTTTTGAGAAACTCGATCAATTCCCCCACGGTCATCGGCTTAGGATTATTCGGCATTTGACAAGTCCTCCTGAGCGGTGGTTGGCTGTTTTGATAGGGGTTGGATCATACGGGTTCCAACGTCAATTCAATGCGGGGGCGATCCGCGTCTTTCAGCATCCTGGACCCGTCCCAGGAAACGATATAGCGGTCGTTCGTGATGATCTGCCGCGGGTTTTCTTCCGTTCCGAAATTGTGTTCCAGGAAATCAGCCAGACCTTGGTAATACCCCAGGGCGTCACCGATTAGCGCGTGCCTGTAGATCATCGCCCGACAGTTCACTGGGTAGTTGATCGTCTGAAACCCCTCATTGTTGAACAGGTTGAAAACTGGTATTTTCAGCGAATAAACGGCGGCGCGGTGCCATTCCGTATAGGCGGGCGAAGGAACCAGGACGGGGACCGGGCGGCGCACCCCGTCCTTTCCTGCGCGCATCATGCCGGGAATGATGCAGGGGCTGTTCTTCTTGGTTCGTGGCGGAACGCGCTCCCCGTCGCGCTTTACAGCATCAATGGTAAATGTCAGGGTATTAGGCATGGACCGCCTCCTTCTATGGTTGGAGGGCCACCCCCAGGATGGCCCATTCGTTCCCGGCGTCTGCTCGTCCGGGGTGAGACTTCACGCAAAGACTATCTGTTCTTTCCCTTCCGAAACCGGATAGAAATCATGATCTTAGTTTGCCCGCCGGTATCCCTCGCTCGGCGAAGGCTGGTAACCTCGGCCGACTCGGGCAAGGTTATGCCGTAGACTCCGCACGCCGCGCGGCGCTCCTGCTGCAATGTCGGCTGCGGCTCGCCTGGAGTGGCGGTTAGCTGGTTGTGCATTTCTCCCCCTTTGGCCTTCCTGAAAAGTGCCAGCTTTCGGCCCACCGCTGGCGAGTGGAAAGGAGCCAAGAGTTTCCCCTTGTCCTGCCTAGCCCCTTGCGGGGATCTCTTTGCTAGTTGACTTTGGCCAACCCTCGGCGGCCCTTGCGGCGTTCCTGCATGGCTTGGATGTCGGAAACGGCATTGTCTTCGTCGACCATCGGCGCATCTTCGGATTCGTCGCTGCCTTCGTCGGCTGCTTCGGACGCATCTAGGACGTGGACTGCGGCTCCTGCTTCGGCAGCTTCGCCGATGGTCATCTGTGCGGCGTCCACCGATGTTCCGCTGTAGCTGATTTTCATCTGGCCACCGTGGCGCCCAAGGGCAGCGCAGTACATCTCAAGCTTGGCGCTGGATCCCTGGGCGTGGGTGATGGCTTGGAAGGTTAGGGGCACTACTTCGGAGCCGTTCTCATCTTTGGTTCGAGTGAACTCAAACGGGCCAATGCTGTCGACGTCTAACTGGATTTCATATTTGGCCATTTGGGCTACGCCTTCATTTGGCGTCAGAACTAGGTGCGAAGCCATCAGCTTGCTTTGCCGAATCGGGCCGGATGCCAGATAGGGCGGCAAAATGCCGGCGCTTAGCTCGTCAAGAACATTTTCGGTCGCATCGCATGATAGGTCCACACGAAGGACCCATTTCTGATCTTTCTCTTGGGTGACCCCTTTGTAGTTGTGCACCTGTGTGTTGCGCAGGAGTAGGGTTTTCGTCTCGGTCATTACTTGCCGCCTTTCGGTTCTTCATCTTTTTCAATCGTCACTTTGAACATGCACCGGGCAGCCGCGTGGTAGATAATGATGCCTTCTGGCTTCATAAACCCAGGCGAAGCAACAGAACCACTTTTGCGTAGTTGCTCAAGCGCGGCTTCCACTGCGTACATACTGAAGTCGCCTTCGTACAGGACGGGGACAAGCGACACACACGGGGGGAGTTCGGCATCTTTCCACTGGCCCACGTCGAACAAAGAGAACCGCTTCTCTCCGTTTTGCAAGCCATAACCGCGCTGACAGCCAGATCCCCACCACTCGCCGAAGTGGCGACCGGGGCCCAATTTCATTAGCTCATCCTTGTTGGCCTGGGACCACTGTGCAAAGCCGTAGTTGTCATCCTGGACAGTGATGTATCGCGTTCGGCTCCCCGCCATAAACTCGCCATCCTCGGTGATGTGGATTTGCGCGTTAGTGCCGTCTATTTTTTCAGTAATGACGCAACCGCGCCGCAATCTGGGTATCTTCTCAAATCCCTCAAAATCGATCACTGGCTATCTCCTTTGGTCAATTCGGCCATGATGGCCTCGAACTTGTCAGCGCGGACGTCCATCACGGCCTTTGCGCCGAAGGATTTCAAAACCTCCAAGGAGGCTCGCTGGTTCCAGCCTTGGTTTAAAAAGGCGTTACGGATGGCAGTTGCCTGCTTGGTGTCTATCCGCGCGTTGGGGTCGGTGGGCGTCTCCTTGGCTGGTTCCTGCATCTCGGGGGCGGCGGGTTCCGTCTCTGGTTTGGGCTGTTTCGTTTCAACTTCTGGCTGCTTCGTCTCGGCCTGGGGCGCGGCGGTCGCCATGCGGCGCGGCTCTTGTAGTTTCTTCGGTGCCTCTGGCTCGTTGGTCAAGTCCTCATAGGTCGCGTCCATCGCTTCTTCGCGGCTTGGAATCGGGGCGCCGTTCAACGCGGCCGGCGCGTACCAGCGCTGGGCATTAGAAACCGCGCGGCTGAAATACATATTGCGCGGCGTGTTCTTCCAATTGTCTTTGTCGAGCGCCGAGCCTTCCCGCGGAACACGCTTTTTCAGGATCTTGTCATACTCCCAAATCTTGGTTTTGAGCTTTTTCGCGTCCGACTCCAGGAAGCTCACCACCACAGGGTTTCCGCTTGGATCCAGGAGTGGCTTGTTGTTCGAGATGTGCTTCAGGTGGAGCGAACACCCGACACAAACGCCGTCGCGCTCATGCCAGTCAATGTCCCAACCAAATCCGTATTTCATTTCAACGCGAGCAGCGCGGGCGGCGGCGCTGATAGAGGGCTGGTTCTCTATAATGTGAATCGCCTGCATGGATTCGACGGCGCTAAAGCCCATCGAATCGCCCAGCATAATCCGCACGGCCACGCGGGCAACCGCCTGGTTTCCGCTGATTACAACGTCGTCCCAGTCATCGCCGTTCTTTACGCGGACTTTCTCTTCAAACATGCCAGACGTGGCCATGAGCTCGGCGTACCGCTGCAGGGTTTGAAACCGCTTTTCCTGCGCGAGAATACTGGCGTACTCCGGACTGATTTGCGCAAGCGCCAAATCGCGCTCGTTGGCAAGCTGCTGGCGGTCTGCCTGCACGCGGGCCATTTCGCTCTGCGCGCGCACTAGTGCGGCTTGGTCTTGTTGGGGTATTTCAGTGGTCGGCGTCATGTCGGCATTTTACCTTTAAAAAACAAATTAAGCTAGCGCTGAAACTGGAAATCTTTCAAAACGGGCAGTCATCCTCTGTGGAGGGGGACTCCCACTTATCTGGCCATGGTCCATAAGCAAGCAGTGGCTCTGGCTTGGGCCAAAACTCCCCGGTTTTTGGGTCGATGCAATCTTGCTGGCACTCATGCAGACCGCAGAAATAGCACCCCTGGTCAAAGTATTCATATTCGGGCGGGCCCATCTGCCTCATGCGCGCCTCATCGTCGCCAAAGTACCCTCGTCCTTCGCGGTGACGCCGGGGGCCTTCAGGCTGTCCTTCATTGTCGCGGCAAGTCTGGAGGCTACCTTGCGGATTTCCTCGGCTACGTCGGGGTGTTTGACAATCGCGGCGGCCATCCCGTGGCCTTCCACTGCGGCTTTCAGCAGCTTGTCCAGGTCGTCTACAGTGGCAGTCCATTTTTGCCGGCGCGCGGCGCCCGCGCTGGCAGTCAGAGCCGGGGCCACTGGCGCGGGCGGTGGTGGTACGAAAACCTCGATCTCTACTACCGGGGCGGTTTCCTCGATTTTAGCGAGCTCGGCGGCGTCGGCTCCCTTTGCCGCAGCTTCGGCCTGGGCCTTGGTCACCTCGGAGGCGCGCAGTTCGTCTTCCTCGGCCTGCAGGCGGCGGCGCTCATCTTCGGCGGCCTGCACCTGGCGGCGGTACTCGGCCTGCTGGCGCTGCTCCTCGGCCTGCGCAATGCGCTTTTGCTCGTTTGTCCAAGCCAACCCCTTGGAGTTTAGTGCGGCGCGGGCATCATCAAGCGGCTTGATGACGCTGGCCAGTTCCTCGGTAACGGCTTTCCAGGCGGCATGGGCTGCTGCGCGAGGGCGTTCGTAAACGCCCTCGGCGGCCTTCTTCGCCGCGCTAATGCGCGACATGATAGCCCCCAACATCTCGAAGTCGTCAACCGTGGCGCATTCAAACTCAGCGGCGGACTTGACGTACTTTTCGGCCTGCTTGGCGAGGGCGTTCTTCTCTTCGACTGGCACGGTCATTGCCGTTACCGGTTCAAACGATTTAGTCATGGTTTATACCTTTCTCCCAATCTTTTCCATTGGCAGTAGTCTTGAATCGAAATAGCGGATAAACTGCTCAGATCGAGGTCGAAGCAGCGCGGGTACTTCAGCGTTTGACTTCACCCCGAATGCGGCGGCCATCGGGCAGTTATCCCAAGAGCGGCAATCCCAGTGTTGAGCGGTAAGGATATCCGAGAGCGTCCTGCCGCCCGCGATAAGCAGGGCCGGGACTACTTCTTTGCAATAAACATCGAAGCTTTCGCCGGTCTCTAAGATCGTGTTGTCATCCAGGATCGCGCCCTCCAGGTTCGCGCCATACAGGTGCGCGCCATCCAGGATCGCGCCCTTCAGGTTCGCGCCCTTCAGGTTCGCGCTATCCAGGTTCGCGCCCTCCAGGTTCGCGCCCTCCAGGTTCGCGCCCTTCAGGTTCGCGCCATGCAGGTTCGCGCTATACAGGTTCGCGCTATCCAGGTTCGCGCCCTCCAGGTTCGCGCTATCCAGGTTCGCGCCCTCCAGGTTCGCGCCATCCAGGTTCGCGCCATACAGGTTCGCGCCCTCCAGGTTCGCGCCCTTCAGGTTCGCGCCATGCAGGTTCGCGCTATACAGGTTCGCGCTATCCAGGTTCGCGCCCTCCAGGTTCGC